AGGGATGTACTCGTCACCGTTGAAGTTCAACATCGGCCCGCTGTAGTTGATGTTGATCGGTGCGTTGGTGGTTGTCATGCTTTCGTTGCTTGGCATGTAGTTGCTCATCGCTTCGTTGCTGACAATGCGCCCGGACTGGTTGGGGATGAATAGTTCGGGCCCGCGCTCACCAACCAGTGAGGCTTGATTCATCGGCGGGGCTCCGCCGTTGGCATAGCCTTTGGGTATACCGCCGAGTTGACCAAGCACGCCTGAATCGGGTGAGGTCCAGTCAATAGGACCACCACCAGACATTTGCGCGGTTGGGCCGCCCAACGCCTTGAGAATTGATTGCATCGTGATCATCACCATTTGCTTAGCGATGATCTGGGTTGCCATGTCGATGAATGCTTTACCGACGTTGGCAAACATGTCCCTGAATGCCTCAGAAGCCGTTTTGCTTCCGTCAACCACACCAGTAAAGGTGTCTGACAGTGCTTTACCTAGTTCGCCTTCAATTGTTTGGGCTAGCGCCACAATCATGCTGTCTGTATCACTCAAGCTTTGTTGCAGCCCATCCATGTACTGCTTAAGGGGGTTGGCGTTGGCTTCTCGCGCTGCGTTGATTTTGCTTTGAACGTCTAGTAACTTCTGCCTTTCGTCATCGCTGAGAGAACCGTCTTCACGAATCTTGCGAAGCGCTGCCGCATACTCAACTTTTCGTTTTTCTTCATCTGCTATTGCTGTCTCTATTTTTAACTCGTCCTCAAGGTCAGCAAGAGTTGAGTTAAAGGCTTTGTTCAGGTCGTACTGACGTTGTAATTCGTCTTTGTCGAGCCCCGCGAGTGCAATCTTTTTCTCTAACAGCAAGTTTTGCTTGCTGATCTCCATATCGATAGCATCTAGCTTTTGCCGTTCGAGGTCTTCTAGATCTCGCTGGTAAGCCAGTTCAATTTCAATTTGACTGGTCAGATACTCTTGGTCAGCTCTAAGTCGCTCTGATCCAGTGAATCGTTCGTTTTCAATTCTGAGTATGCCTTCTAAATAGCGTTGCTGTGTTAGCAGGGCAGCAGCTTGGCTTTGGTACTCCTTGGTCTTGCTGCCGCTGCCAGAACTAGAGGAATCAGTATTTGTGGTCGAAACCGGTTTGGTAGGAGCCTCGGCGGTGCCTTTTTGCAGGTCCTTCAGCCTCTTCTGCTCGGCCAACAAATTAGTGATCTGTTGATTGACAAAACTTCTACGCCCAGGTTTTACGGTTTGCAGTCGTTTACCTGCATCCTCAAGCTTCTGGTTGACCTTGGCCAGTGCGTTGTCGGTGCCGATGCCAAGGAACCGATTGAGCGCTTCAATTGCGACGTTGATCGCTTTGGCGATTGCGGTGAACGTGTCTTGGAACGCCGCGCCGATTGGAGCCAGCAATGCACCGACGCTGCGCTGAAGATCGCCCAGCGCTTTCTCAAGGCGAGCACCCGCGTTAGCCGGGCCGTCGCGAATGATCTTGGCGTTTTCGCCGTACTGCTCAAACAGCGACTTGGTGAACTTGACGAAGTCTTCGACGGTGACTTCACCCTTCTCCAAAGCTTTATCCAGCTCAGCTGGTGTCTTGCCGACCGATTTGGCAAACAACGCGAAAGCGCCAGGCAAACGTTCACCGATCTGGCCTCGAAGTTCTTCGGCCTGGACCTTGCCTTTCGAGAACACCTGCCCGGTGGCTAGCAAGATGCCTTGCAGCCGTTCCGCGTTACCGCCCAAAGCAAGGTTGGCGGCAGCCAGACCTCGATAAACCTCGGCGGTCTCGTCTACAGAAATGCCGTTGGCAGTAGTTGCCGCTGTCAGCTTCGTGAACTGCTCAGTTGTAGTTCCAATGTCTTGAATGAACTGCTCGGAGAGTTCGGAAATATCCTCAAGCGCGGTCTGATAGTCATTGCCGCTGGTGATGCCTCGCAAGGCGGTGTTGAACTTCTCCTGCTCAGCAGCCGCTTTGGCGGCAGCGTTGGCGTATTGCGCGGTTGCTCCAACTAAGTCTGTGATTGCGCCAACTGCCGCACCCGCAATGGCACCGGGTCCGCCCCCAACGCCGCCACCGATTAACGCGCCCTGCGCAGCACCCCCTAAGCCTGGAACGTTCGTAAGCCCTAGAGCCCCTGATGCAAGGGCACCCTTACCAGCTTTCTTAGAAAAGGCCGCTCTCTTTTGAGCGGCTAATGCTGATTTCTCTTGGAGCGCTGCGCCCTTACGAAGTTGAGCGTTGTACTGACCTTGTGCGCGACTCGCCTCAACAACCCGGTTGTTGATGTCTATTTGCGTGTCTTCTAAAACGTCCAGATACTTCCTGGCCTTTACAAGCTCTGCATTTACTTTCCTCAGTCCCTCCTCTTGTGTTGTTCCCTTTCCAAAGATCTGCGCCGCACTTCTAGCACCCTTTCTCTCAATGTTCTGCTGCTGCTTTGCCAGCTTGCTGATTTGAATTCTGGTTTTGAGAATCTCCTCAAAACCGTTCTGCAGTCGCTCAATCTGACGTTCTCTGGCTTTACCTAAATCAAGTTGTTTTTGAGCCTCATTAGTAAGAGCCTCAGCAATAGGTTGGGTCTTCTTAGCCGCTGTCAATGCAGCAGGCGAAACGGCAAGCGCAATTGGCGTTGCAGAACTTCCTCCGCCTCCCCCACCGCTTCTCCGCTGCTCATTGATGTTGGCGTTGACGTTAATCGACCGATTCAGCTTGCTGATCTTGCGATCAAGCTGATCCAAGGCGCGGGTTGCGCCCTTGGTATTGATCGTCAGCGTCTGCGCCTTCAGATTCTTGTTGATCTGCTTCAGATCCTTGTTGATCCGACCCAGCTGCTTTTCCAGCGCATTGAGCTGGGTCTTACCGGTGATGCCTACGCGAATATCGGCGTTGTACTGAGCCACCGAGATTCGCTACCCAACTAGGTGAATTCTATCTCCGCCGCTGGGCTTTCTTCATCGCAGCTTCCTGACGTCGGTTGGTGATCGAAAAATAACAACTCCACCCAAGTAGCTCTTCAGGAGTGATGCGCTCCCATAGCTCCTGGACGGTGTAGCCGAGTTCTTTGGCCACACCGAACGACAGAAGCATCCAATTATCCTTTTCCAGCTCCGCTTCCAGTGCTTTTGAGATCCAGTTCGGCCTCCTCTTGATCTTCAGGAGCTTGAATCACCGCCAACATCAGCTGCTGCAGATCACTATCCCTGACTTCGTTTTTTAGGACAGCAAGGTCGCCAGGGCTGAACAGCTTGCTGCCTGACTCGTCAGTCGCCTTGGTTAGAAGCAGCTGCAGAGCAAACTGATTGATGTCGTCAGACTTCGCGTCTTTGTTGGCCTTTTCCCGCTGCGCCATGGTCAGTGGCGTTGACCAAAACTCAAACTCATCGCCGTTATCGAGAACAACCAGACGACGGGTTGGCTTTAGGTTGGCTGCTTTACGCAGTTTGTCGATTGCTCTCGCGGCCATGCAACTTATCTAGTTGGGTTAAATATACAACACACAAAAAAGCCCTGCCACTCAGGCAGGGCCGGTTATTACTGCGTTCAGATACTGAAGGCAGTTGGTTGACCCGCCAGCGAGAACTGAATCGTGGCAGTCGTGACATCAGCAGGGCTCACACTGAAGCTGAAACCCAAGAGGGTGACAGGTGCTTCGATGTACGCCGATGCGTCGTTGTCGATGGATCCATCCGGCGTACACACCGTGTTGATGTAGAGGCGGATTTGGGCGCCGAGCTGATCCTTTTTGAGGGACGAACCAATGACGCGAGACGCCATTGAAGCCTGGTCAGCAGTGAACTGCACCTCGACAGATCCAGTTCCGTCGATGAAACCAGCTTGATACGTCTTAAATGACGCAAGGCCAGAACCATCAGAGCTGCAACCACAACTCAGGCTCGTGGTTTCGATTTGCTCTCTGTCGAGCGAAAAATCAAAACTAACCACATTGCAAACTGAGGTGAACTCAGTCAGCTTCATGTTGATGTGGCCACCGGGCGTGTCTGCCGACAGGCTGTTAGTGAAGGCAATATCACTTTCGGGGGCCGTCGTGAGTGCAACTTTTGCTCCAGCTGCTGTTACTGAAGTGATGATGTAGTCAGTCTCTGCAGTGAGACCGCCGACCAAAGTTGCGCCGCCCTCGATAGAGAACTGCACTACATCACCTACCAGGAACCCGTGACCACTTGGAAGAGTGATAACACCAGGGTCAGCAGTTGGGAAATCGGTGTAATCGAGCAGACACGCATAGGTGCCCGCAGGAGTAAATGCAACTGATCCGGAATCCCCGGTCAGCACCGTATTGCCGCAAGCGACAGGCATGGTTTTGAAAAACGAAGGACGTTCGGGCGTTCTTCGGGCGTTAGTTAGGTCACAGACCTGACTGAGCTAAGTCTAAGCCTCGTATTTAGCGGTTACGGCCACGCTTAGTCGCACCATGTAAAACGGCGCGTCATCCAGAGCAAAGAATGCAGGGCCGGTCATGTCGCCCACCCAACCCACAGCGCCAGTGGCTTTATACCCGCTGCAGCTGTTCAAATCGTTGAGTGCTTGCATCACCGGAGTGATCATCTCCTGCGCTCGCGCAGGGCCAGTGTTCTTCGACGTGTAGCACTCAACCACTAGCGACCCGCGAAGCCTCTCAAGATTGCCGGTCAACACCTTGGATGTGGTCTGGCCAAACTGCAGATTGATCGTCGCGTATTCCTGCCCGGCATCAGGAACTGTGAATGCTTGGTTGTCGACGTAGCAAGGCACGGGCGTACTCAAGCCCGCTAAGGCTGCAATGACCGGCGCCTCGAAGACGGCTCTGACGGCTTGAAAGCTCATTTGAACCTCCTAAAAACGTTGG